TGTTTTTGGAAAACTGAGACTGATGAGCTGTTTGTGTCCAGTGAACCTTTAACTACAGGAATTAAGCTCGATGGTTTTCCTGATGGCTTCACCGTTCAGTACTTCGTTGAATCAATCAGAGAACAAGGAACATTGATCTAAGAAATAGGGGCTGCCTATTTCTTTTAATCTTTTTTTGTAAAGGGGGAACCCAATGAGCGACAATAACGATATTTATGTAATTTATACTCATAATGAAAATGGCGATGATACGGAATTCGTTGTTGAGGATATGGGAGCTTTTATGAAAAGCCAAGAGGATTTACCTTCATTAGTAAAAGGCTTGGAGGAAAAAGTCTCTTTTCAAAATGATTTAATGTTTGGAATTAAAAACGGCTTTATCGAGTGTAAAAATGAAACCACAGGAGAAGATTTGTCTAAGGCTGAAATCGAATATCTAAATAAAGCTATTCCATCTAATCTAAGAGTAATTAAAAGGATAAGAGAATATCTAGGATGGAATTCTAATCCAAACATTGAGACATCTGACTATAAAATCAATTGCCTTAGACAGAAAGCGTTTTTTAATTGAGGGGAATATATTATGAGCGTTATGCAAATTGAACCAGGAAAGGCCCGCGCAAGTTTCAAGGACCTTATGTGGAAGTCAGCGAATTTTGTTTGTGAACCAAAGGTTGACGGAAGCCGCTACCTTATGCATGTAGGAGTAGGCGGAAATAGGTTTACATCCCGTCATATATCAAAGAAAACTGGATCTTTTACCGAAAAAACCGACAATATTCCTCATCTTAGAGACTATTTCGTTAATGAAAATCTAGATGTGGAGCTAGAAGGCTGCGTTTTTGATGGGGAGATCGTAAGAGGAAACCTACTCTCTAAGAGTTCTGAAGTTACTAAAATTATGGGAGCTTTGCCCAAAAAAGCAATTCAATTACAAAATGAATTAGGATATGTAGATTATTATGTATTTGATTTGCTATTTGATAGGGGTAACGACATTAGGAATCAACCTTACGAAGTGAGGAGAAATCTTCTTTTAGATCGACTCGAAAGTTTGGCTGATCCTAATAAGCATTTAAATATAATTCCAGTAAAATATACCGATAAAGAAGAATTCTTTAGAGATATTATCGAAGCTGGAGGAGAGGGTGTAATTCTAAAGGACGCCCAGGCCTCTTACGGAAATGGCTGGGCAAAAGTGAAGAGAAAGGCAACCTTTGATGTAATCATTCTCGATTATGAAGAGCCAACCAAAATTACAAAGAAGGTTTCTGGTGAAGAATCCATATCAAGATTCTATGAAAACGGCTGGATAGGAGCTATAAAATTCGGTCAATATTATAATGGAAGGTTAACCGAGTTTGGAAGCTGTTCGGGTATGGATGATGCAACCAGGGAGGACCTAAGCCGAAACAAGGTTGAAAACATAGGCAGAGTTATTGAGATCGAATGTCAGGAAAGAACTAAGACGGGTCGGTTCAGGCATCCCAGATTTATTAGATTTAGATATGATAAGAAAGCTGAAGATTGCATATATAGACCAAACGAGAATTGATGAAATGAGATTTCTTCATTACATTTTTATAATTTCTGTAGTGCTTTTAAATCCATGTTTAGGTCTTTCTATAGATAAAGGTCCTATTGAAGTTACGATGTGTGAAAATACGTATAGGATTGAGGAGGTTTAAAAATATGTTTTATGGAGTTAGATTAGTCTGTTCTACTTGTGGTTCAAATGAATTTATGATTAGAGAAATGACAGAAAAACAACCTTCAACAGATATTAAAATACAGTATTATAGATTATACTGTCCTCATTGTATGAATGAAAGTCATACGGCAATGATTTTTTCAGGGATAGATAGTAAGAAACTCAAAAATTTTATGCAAAACGAAGTGGTTGTAAATGGTAAGTAATTCTAAGATTGAAGAGATTTTTGAAACTAAAGAAAGACTGCTTAGAGAAGAATTCAATCTTCGAGAGAAAGTATTAGTGGCTCAAATAGAGCTAAAACGTGCAAAAACAAGAATAATTAACGAATCAGATCCAAAAGAATTAGGTAAGAACGATAAAGAGAGGGAGGCAAAAATAGCAATTTCAACAGAGAAAGAGTCTGGAATCCTTTATGAACTTGAATCTGCTTTAAGAACTGCTGAATTAGAGAGTCAAATAGCAGGCCTCAAAATTGACTGCTTTACTTGGCAAATTCGAAATAATTCATGTAATGGAAACTAAAAATATGGCCTCTTTTTGTCGAGATTGTTCAATAAAAATTTTCGGAAAAGATTTCGGAGATTTTAAACACAATAGAATTGGAATAGTTTCCTGGCAGCTTTGCGAAGGATGCGGAGAATGGATTTATGCGGATTGGGCCGGTAGAAGAGTGGAGCGAGACAGTATAGAAGAGTGGTTCGAGAAAATTTCCACTCATCTTTAATCTTCTTTTTGTAGCGTAATCTATTTAAACTTTAAAGAAACCATTTAAAATAATATTTTGGTAGACCATATGATATTTAAATGCGCTGGTGTTTCGGATTCTATGAATGATGGTTTAGGAAAGATCGCCCTAGATGTATTTTTTCAGGGATGTTCTTTAAAATGTCCGGGGTGTCAAAATCCTGATTTGCAGGATTTTAGAGGAGGATCTTGGTGGAATACTGCGGAAATTTTTGATATATTAAAGGAGAACAAAGATTTCTATCAAGCTATGGTCTTTTTAGGTGGAGAGCCTTTGGAACAACCAAGCGCCTTGATCGAATTAGCTTCAAAATCCAAAGTCTGTAATGTTCTGTATACAGGATGGATCTACGACAAAATTCCAAATAAAATTCGATCGCTTATGGACGTAATAATCGATGGTCCCTATATCGAGAGCCAAAAAAGCTGTGGCTTTCCAGCGAGTTCTAATCAAAGGATTTATCATATGTAGATAAAAAAAATTATAAGGTGATATTTTTTGCAGGTTGAAACAACTTTTAGTCCAGAGTTTGATGAGTGGTATAACAAAATAAGTCAAACGAAACATGGAAAGGAATTACTTGAAATTGAAGGTATCTCTCGCAGGAGTCTCGATGTTGGAGGAATGTCTCATTCATATTTCACTAAAAAATTTGTAGATGAGACTGTAGACAGCAACTCTAACGCGGGTGAAGATATAAATCCTAATAATTATGGAGCTGAAATTGTAAAAGGAATTCAAAAATTAGAAGGCTTTTATTTAATCCATAGATATGCGTCGAGAAGATATGGACTCGAAAAAGCAAATAAATTACTAAGTTCGATTGTGAGAGGAGATGTTTATTTTCATGATTCGAGCGGTGTCGGGGTGCAGGAGTTCTATTGTTGCGGGGTTTCCACAACTCCTATTATGACTGAAGGTAGACCTTATGGGCCACTTCGCAGCCTGCCGCCAAAGAGGGCTGACAGTTTTATAGCTCAAATAACTGAGTGGACAATGGACCTCAGTCAACAGTTTGCTGGAGCTGTGGCATTAGGAGATTTGTTTGTCAATTATGCTTGGTATGCAAAAAAAGAGGGTTTATCTGACGATAGAGTAATAAACGATCTTCAGAGCTTTGTCCATGTAATGAACAATACTTTTAGAGTAGGGTCACAAAGCCCGTTTACCAATCTAAGTTTGTTTGATCGTCCAAATCTTGAAAAGGTTTTTGAGCATTACCGATACCCCGATGGAACCTCAATAGATTATGAATATGTGATGTATATTCAAAAGTTGTTCGGAGAATGGTTCTCAAAGGGAGATCCAGCAAGCGGCCTTCCTTATAGATTTCCCGTTGTTACAGCCAATCTTTTAATAGAAAACGATGAAATTATTGACAAAGAATTTTTAGAATTCATTTCAAAAGTAAATCTAGATAAAGGTTGTTTTAACATTTATGTAAATTCTGGAAATAAGATTGCAAGTTGTTGTAGACTCATCAATGATATGAGACAATTCAAGTCAGATACCTTTGGAAATGGAGGGATGAATCTTGGAAGCCATAGAGTTGTAACGATCAACCTCCCTCGGATCGCATTAGAGGCTCATGGAAACTTTAAGCTGTTCTTCTCTGGCCTACAAACGGAGTTGGAAACCGTGAGGGACTTATTGGTTGTACACAGAGAAGATATCTTAAAGAGGAGAGTTGACGCAGGGTTCTTAAAGTTTTTTAATCCATTAAAATGGCTTACGGCAAATCGTTTCTTTTCAACAATTGGAATCATTGGTGTATATGAGATGAACATCTTAATGGGATATGATATTACTTCTGAAGAGGGAACAAATTTTACTCTAAATGTACTAAATTACATTGAAGATTTTGCAAAAAAGACAAGTAAAGAAACTGGAAATAGTTACAACGTTGAGGAGATCCCTGGAGAATCAGTAGCCTCTAAATTGTGTGAAAAAGATAAAGTTATCTTTGGTAAGGATTCTATTCCGTTTAATTTATATTCTAATCAATATATCCCATTAATAGCCGACGTACCAATTCCGGAAAGGATTAAAATAACTGGAAAATTCATGGAGATATTATCTGGAGGAGGAATTCTCCATTTGAATGTAAAAGAGCGCTTAACAGACGCTAGTGTTATGCGTGATTTGATCCTTTATGCTGTAAGGAACGGGGTAGGCCACTTAGCGATCAATTATGGGTTTGGAATTTGTGAAAACGGACATACGACTGTCTGCGGGAACGAAACGGAATGCCGGATATGTGGAGCGTGTATCAAGGATCACATAACGCGAGTTATAGGATATTTTTCTAAAGTTTCAAATTGGCAAAAAACAAGAAGAGAATTTGAGTTTCCAAAAAGAGTTTTTAGTTAAACTCTTTTTAAGAGGAGGGTTATTTATAGTTCTATCTACTTTTGGAAAAAAGATCTATGATCGCATTCAAAAGAAAAATAAGCGAATGATGGTTACTGCCGATCTTTTATATGAAAATAAAACCTATCCAGCTACAATAAAGATTTCGGAGGCAATTCATGAAATTATAGCAGAAGGTTTAATTACTATAAAGAGCGTGGTAAATCACGGCAGGTTTGAGACGGAACTAATCCCTAAAGATGGATATATTCAACATAAAGCTGAAAAGGCTTTAAAGAGAAGTTCCGAAAATTCAGAGAATAAACCAAAACGCAAATACCAGAGGAGAAATGTCAGAAGAGGAGCATTGTGAATATTCTATTTGCTTAGAAATTGAGGAGAGAATGGGAATTTGTTGTCTTGGTAATGAACCTCATAATCGAGAAACGGTATTAAATTCTTATCGTCTCCTTTCAGATAGAGAATGGCTTTGTGGAGCATATTTTGTTTTATCTATTTTAGGCGGAAAAGATCAAGAATTACAAAAGATAGTAGACAAAATTAGTTCTATAAAGCCTCAAGATTTAAATCGAAACACATTAATAGTTGGGATAGCAAAGGAATTAATGAATAAGATGTAGGGACATTTTATGGGAGATAATATCTTTTGGAATGGATTTGAAAATCAGGGAGGTATCCTAAAAGAGCTTCAAAATATTTTTATGAAATTTTCGGCTTTGTTTCCTGATGCAAGCAAGCATTTAAAAAGAGTAGACTCTACATGCTGGTCTTCTAATTATTCGGGCCTTATTAATTCGAGCGGAGAAAAGATTACTTTAGTTACATACGAGAAGGAGAAAGGCGATTTAAACGGGGACAAGTCTTGGAGAGATTGGATACTGAAGACTTTTATTCATGAACTAGGACATCTTTTGCATATGTATTATGAAAGCTCTAGTATCTCTAATTACGTATATGCCTTTACTAGAAAGAATTTACCAAAAAACATATTTGAAGCTCCGTCCAAATATGCCTTAACCAATAGGTTTGAAGCTTTCGCTGAAGGATTCCTGGAATGGTGGACAAAAGAAAAAGAGGCTTGGTCTATATATACAAAGAAAATCGATAATTTTCTAGATTCAGTGAGTAAGATGAAGATATCTTTGATACGTAAGATTTGGGGCTTCGTCGAAGACATTTATTTTGGAAGTAATTCTTCTACGTTTATTACTGATGACTTAATAATATTATCCACTGTATCTACTGGTTATGCCAATTGTTATATTGGATCAACACAATTTATAGACAGCCTTACAAAGACAATCTATGTGAGTTGAGGATTTTATGAGATTGTGTTCAAAACTAAATTGCTTAAATCGTGAAGGTAAAGGATATAGATGCTCTATTGGAATTATTGAGTGTCCAGGAGAGAGGACTGAGGAAATGCTCTTGAAATCAGGAGTAAACAAGAAAGATATCAAAAATTTAAAAGAGGAGGGTTTATTATAGATCGATATTCTAAAACTAGATTTCTAAAGGCATCTGAAATTGAGACATTATATACCGATCTTGACGCCTTTCATGACCATTGCATAGAAATTCTTGATCTTCTAGAAAGAGGAAATTGGGGAGCTCCAGTTGAAGGTTTTGAAGAAGAGAGAAAAATTCTTGGCGAAATAGTTGATCAAGGATTTCTGTTTCTAAATAATATTTCCTCGTTGATACATATAAGGAATGAGAGAAAGAAAGTAGACAGAGTTAATTAAATTGATTGGAGAATTATTGATGTCGAATACCCACACATATCTTTTGGCACTCCTTTTGTCCTTTTCAATATCATTTTTAGGGTTAACAATCTTTGATAGTCCAGCAGAAAATTTAATTGAAGATCGACCACTTTATATGACGATTGTTACGGGTAGTGGGGACCATTTAGATTTCGCTAATTATACGTTCAACCCATCTAGGAACAATCGTATCATCATAAACATGGATAGTGCGAGGAAATTAAATGTTTCGGAAATATGGATTAGTCCAAAAAATTCTAATTGAAATTAAAACAAAACCATTCTCCTTTTTAGCTATGGCACTATCCATGATAGGAGCATACTTCATATCATGTCCCACGGAATCTATGAGACTTATAGGTTTTTGTTCTTGGATAGTTTCAAATATCATTATAGGATTAGGTTTTTATAGAGAAAGAAACTTATTCATGGTCATAACCTATTTATATTTCGAGGCTATGAGCATTTTAGGGGTGATTAATAATTGGCATTAATGTCTTTATCAGTAATAACTATTTGGCTTGCTTTAATTTTACTTTTTGCATCATTGTTGATTCCAAATAGCGGAGTATATCTAAATGATATTATCAGTGGAAAAATTGTTCCAGGATCAGAAGAATTTAAATCCAAGACAAAGAACGTTTGGATAGCTTGGATGCTAACATTTTTTGCACTCATGCTTCTTATAGGTGGTATAACGTGTTTGTAGGCATGGTAGATGATTATCCGTTTTGTGTCGCTGGAAGTTATGAGCTCGCTTTCAAAGGAACATATGATATATGTAGAAAAATAGGGATAACGAATAACGCATATATTTGGGTTGAAGAAGTTCCCTTAATCGAACAATCACATCAGATAGAATAAATCAATTATGGTGATGACGAAATGAATAAATCTAGAATCTATACTCTAATCTTTAGTCTAATTGAGAATCCTGATGATCCGAAATATAAAAGAAAAAAGAACGAACTCTTAGGAGCTCTTCAAGACGAGCTAGAGCGTCCTGAAAATGAAGGCAGAACTTATCCTATGGTTTTAAATGAATTCGTTCATCGGGAATTCCTGAGCCGAGGAGCGAGGAAAGCTGGTTATGGCTTAGAGCATGTGGTTGATTTTTTAAACTGGCTTGACAAGGAATTAGGAATCAGTTGATTAAAATGTGGACGAATATATTATATCAATTTTTTCTTACGCATTTTCAGTCATGTTTGCTATTGGCATATGTTCCTGTCTTTGTTTTAATTTTCTTTTTGACACCTTAGAGGAGGATTTATGAAATATTTCTTTGATACTGAGTTTATTGAAAGTGGCCCGGAAAATCCATTACAACTCTTAAGCATTGGGATTGTATCTGAGAACGGAAAGGAATATTATGCGGTTGTGGACCCAATAGATGTCAATTTGAACCTAGCAGATGATTGGCTTCAAAATAACGTAATTAATCATTTAGACTTTATCAATTCTTCTAAGAGAAAAAAAATAATTGCTAAGGAAATAGTAAATTTCGTTGGCAAAGATCCTGTCTTTTGGGGTTGGTATTCGGATTATGATTGGGTAATTCTTTGTCAACTCTATGGTAAGATGACATCTCTACCTGAATCGTGGCCTATGTTTTGCTTAGACTTAAAACAGGAAACATACAGACTAGGCAACCCTAAACTGCCAAAATTACCAGGCAAGATTGAGCATCATGCTCTTTGGGATGCAAGAGAACTAAAATTTAGATATGAATGGTTAGTGGGTTTGAGCCATGATTGAAGTTAAATTTGGAATTCCTCAAGGTTACAAAGAGAGGGTCCTGGCTATTCTTGTAGATAGCTCTACATCTCTTAGAAGTAAACTTTCTGTCTTGGGATTTAATTGGAATCCTTTAGGAAAGTTTTGGACTAGAGGAGATTTCCAACCTCATGTAATTAGTGTTTTAGAGTCGCTAGGGGTCCAGCCTTCAAAAGCCGTATTAGAACATATGCAAAAAACGAAGCCCTTCCGCAATAGAATTTATCCAAATAATTTTAAAGATGAAATGCTTTTAAATTATCAAAGGGAGGCTTTGGAATTTTGCAAAAAATCTGGTTCGGGAATCGTTGCCCTTGATATAGGGCTTGGGAAGACCCCATGTGCAATTGCATATGCTGAGCTTCTAGGCCTGAGGAACCTGATAGTGTGCCCCGCATCATTACGCGGACAATGGTATAATGAATTGTCAAAATTCAACAAGGCAGATCCTCAAAAGATCGTAATAAACGGAACGAAAGAGAAACGAAAAGAGCAGTGGACCCAGGCTAGAGAATGCCAATATGTAATATGCAGTTATGACCTGCTTCGCCAGGGAGCAGACCTCGCCCAGGCGAAAGCGTATCTGAATGGTGGCCTTCTCATTTGCGATGAAATCATGAGGGTTAAAACCAAGGAGTCTCAAAGAACCAAAGCTATCATTGAAGTAAGAAAATCAGCCTCCTTTGCCATAGGATTAAGTGGGACTCCAGTTGAAAATAATTTAGGGGAATTTTATACTATATTAAATATAGCTAGTCCTAATTTTATTCCATCTTATGAGAGATTTGCAGAATCGTTTCTTGTACGTGAGCTTAGGCAAGCTAAAGGCGGTCGAAGTTATTGGCAAATTTTAGGAGAAAAAAATGTAGATGAATTCAGAGATATCATAAAACCTCTTGTAATTCGTAAAGAGAAAAGGGAATGTTTAGACTTACCTCCTGCATCAATTGTCGTAAGGCAAACCGAGTTATCTAAAGAACAAAAGAAGATTGAAAAAAAACTTTTAGACCTCGCGCGGGGCGATGGAGACAATGTTCTAAAATATTTCACATATGCAAGGGAAAATGTAATCTCTCCTGATTTGCTTCCGTTTAATTTCGAAGATAAGAAAGACCCTAAAAACGGCCAAACTTATCTAAATCTGTGGGAAAAGGTGTCTGGCGAATATAAGGAAGATGGACTTGAATATAATGAGAGTCGCGTTCAACAACTTATAGAAGGAAAAATAAGTCCAGATCAAATAACGCTGACCCCAAGGCTCCAAGAAATAGCAGATATTCTTGAAGAAATCGGAAATGAAAGGATCATTATCTACTCTCCATATGTAAAGGCCTTGGAGCTGGTAAAAAGATGTGTATTAAAAGGAAAACCTTGTTCCATGTTGATTGGAGGGTGTGAAGTGGAGAAAGAATTAACCGAATTTAAAATAGGAAATAATAGAATCTTACTCATGAGTTCAGCGGGGGAAGAAGGACATAATCTGCAAATGGCATCCTTGATGATCATAATAGACAAACCTTATAACCCGGCAAAATTGTCTCAGCTAATGGGGAGGATTGAACGCAAAGGTCAAACCGAACCAATGGTGTTTTATGAGCTTAATAGTCCGAGCATTATCGAAGCCAGAGTAAACAAGATTCTTGATAGAAAGGAAAAATTGTCGGAAAAAGTCCTAGCTCAAAAAGTAATGAGATAATTTTTCGCAATCGGAATATGCCCATATAAAAAAATCAATTTATGTAATTTACAATATATTAAATAGTGGGTGATTGAGATAACTATAAATATTAGGACTGCTTAACATGAAAAGAACTTTTATCGGAGTTCTATTTTTAAGGATGGAGGAAAAATTAATGAAGGACGATGAATCAATGAAAGAGGTCTGTTCCGAGATCTCAGCCATAAAAACATTAGGAAATTTTTCATATAAAATTATTGATAGTCCTAGAGTGGAGTTAGAAATTAAAAATAATGTTATTTCGGTCATAAATTTATTTTATCGAATAAGATTAACTGATGTTAATCATGGGACAAAAAATGTCTTTAACGACATGATCTTTGAAGTTAAGGAGGAGTTTTATGAATCTGATTGCCCTTAAAAACACAATAGATGAAACTAAAAGATTTTTGACTAAAGCAGAAGATCTCGAAAGATTGATGAATAATGAGATTTCCAAACGACGGGTAGAATCAGGAAAAGACCTCGATATCATTCGATTAATTGTCCAAAGTGATTTTCCTAAACAAAGTGCGTCTGTAAAGCGGGCATCAATGGATTTGACCAGAGCACTATCTGATCTTAGAAGACCCTTAAGTTACTCTGATTAATTTTGAGTGATAAACGTCTAATAAAGGACATTTTATTAATGTCTGATTTAAATAAAATTGTTTTAAGGCCTTTTTTGGATTTTTTTTAAATTGGAAGTATGCCTAGAATTAAATGAACCGTAGGAGGATAAAAGATTTGACTATTCTTGCATCGTGGGACCAATGTTCTTCGCAACTATTAATTGTGATATTTCGGATAGATAATGGCGATTTTAAATTAATAGATTCTATATCTATCATGAAGGACATATGGACGCAAAATGAGATTGATAACGAAATTCATAAAGCTGAACAGAATTACAATATTGAAAAGTGGGTTTCTTCTGGAGTAAGAAAGATAATTGAAGGGTCCTTTCAAAAGGAAAAACTTCAACTTCCCAAAGCAAAAATCATGACTTTTATATCTTGAAAAGTAACTAAGGAAAATTTTCGCTAATCAATTTTTTTCGGGTGATAAGATGCATCCTTTATTTGTTTCAAATGACGCACTAAATTTTATGAATGGCTCCATAAAAGTAGATTCAATCGCTTCGGCATATGCGGCAGCTTTAAAGAATATTCTCTATAATGGGATAGATTTTAAAGATGAGCGTGGGGACAAAATGAAGGTCTTCTATAACATGACCATTACAATCAAGCGGCCATTAGAAGACTTAAACATCCTAGATCAAATGAATCGAAATGGTTTTCTGCCATATAACAGAGCTTTCCTTGACGACTATGCCAATCAATTGATTTATGGAGAAAAACCTAAATTGATTGAAAAGACTTATTATTTACCGAAAGACTACGGAATTATTGGTAAAATATTAAGCTATTTTAGTCTCAATAAAACGGTTCTGAAAATACGAGATGTTTCCAAATTAACCGATCGGAATTTAGGTTTTGCTTATACTTATTTTGAGCGTCTTAGAAAAGGCAAAATTGATCAGATTGAGGAAGCGATACAGACTCTAATTAGAAAACCAAATACTAGGAGAGCGGCTTGTACGACATGGATTCCTCTGATAGATTCAAAGGAGGAAAACTGCCCATGTTTAAATTGGTTGGTATTTTATAATATATACGGAAAGCTCTATCTTACCGTAGGCTTTAGATCTCATGATATCTATGGAGCATATGTCGAAAACCTTTACGGAATTGCGAGATTACTTGAATACGTTGCTAAGAGATCTAACCTTAAAATTGGAGCACTAACGGTAGTCTCGATCAACGGACATTATAACAAATTGTTCGAATCTGAGGTAAAACGAATCGTAGGGCGACAAGATTAAATAGTATCGAAGGAAAGATAAGGATATGCCTAGAAAAGCAATAATTGAATTACCAGAAGGATTCGATTTCGAAGATGAAACAAATAATCTTCTTTTGAATATGTTTTCTGGTCTATTACCAGAAGATCTAAGTAAAGAAGAGATCTCTCTCTTAAAGGAACGATTTGGTATCAATTGGTTTGAATTTCTAGGATATTCTGAACCAGAGTATAAGCGGCCTGGAGGTAATCAATAGTGAAATCAAGATTTGGATTTGTTTCGAATTCTTCATCTACTTCTTTTTTTTGTCCAATATGTGAGAAGAGAAACGAATTTATTGGCGATGTCGAACCTTTAGAGGTAGATATGTTTAGCTGTGAAAGAGGCCACGATTTTCATATAGATTGCTTACCTCCGAAATTAAAAGAAGCTCTTTGCTCGAATCCAAATATAGAGAATCTTGAGAAAATTCCGGCTAAATTCTGCCCAATTTGTAATTTAGATTTAGTTTTAAGAAGCTCTATTCTTGAATACATAGCTGTAACCTCTGACTTGTCCATGTACGTAAATGAGATTATTAGAAAATTTCATAGTTTAGCCGAATTAAACGAGTTTATAAGAGGGCAATCTGATGAAACATAGACTTGGTTTTATTTCTAATTCGAGTTCAACATCTTTTATAATTAAGGGAAATGCAGAGACGACTTCAGACCTAGTTAAGAAATTCCGATTAGAAATGATTGAATGGGTCGAAAAGATGTCAAAGAGAATAGAACTTGATGGGTTAGAAATATATGATTCGCAGGATAGATTTAATGGGGTGAAAATTACATCAAGTGATGAAATGAAGGATAATGTTTTTTCAAATTTTAATGGTATAGAATTAAACACGATTTCTATTGTAAGACAATATAGATAAGGAGTGATTAGATGAAATATCGAGAAGGTTTTATTTCGAATAGCAGTTCAACCAGCTTTATTATTGAGAACAAAACAAAGGAAAACCTTTATCTTTGTGATTTTATAAAAGAGAATTCGCAGTTAATTATTGAATTTGAGAACGAATATTTCCCCCTAGTGGGAAAGAAAGTCTTTTTGTCTCATTCTGGAAAAGAGCTATTTCTTAGGAGTATAGATGAAATCATAAAACAAATGTGTGAAGAATCACGAGAGCTTGAGAAATCCGGTAAGAATGGACGGAAGAAACCCCTCTCTCCTGGCGAGAACCTTATAGTATTTGGTGATGAACAAGGGACCTTATTAGGAGAGATTTATGATTATATACTCAGAGAAGGTGGAGAATCTAAGAGATTTACATGGAGATTCGATTCTTACAACAGGTAAATAATTATGCCAATATGTCTTAATTGCAAACATCAATTTCCTTTTTATCAGAGGAAAACTGATTGGTCATTTTTTATTGAAGAATGTTGGTGTGGAGGGTACATTATAGATAGAGATCTTATTCAATTGATAATTAATTCGAACAAATCTCTAAACGAAACTTTATCTTTGATTGGATTGAAATCTCGATTAGCCTCAGATCAAGAAAGAACTATGATCACTTATGCGATTTTTTCTAAGCTAAGTAAAAACGAAGAATTAATGGAGTATACTTTAAAACATCATGAGGTTGACCCAATAAACTACCTATTGAATGTAATCGATTTTGTATTAAGAAAGAGTTGATTTTATGAAGAATAGAAATGGATTTGTGAGTAATTCAAGCACTACTTCCTTTGTTTGTGACATATGCAACACTTCCGAATCGGGCAAAGATGCAACAGAAAGGGATTTCGATATGGTCTCATGTGAAAATGGACATGTATTCCATTTAGCTTGTCTTGCGCCTGCAAATGAGACGGAACTAAGGGCCATATTAGATGACGCTGAAGTAAGGGATAACGAGGATTACGATGCAGCAGACGAGAATCAGATACGTTATGGAGAATATCTATTTTGTCTTCCTGAAAGATATTGTCCAATTTGCCAGTTTAAGGAAGTTTCTAATCAAGAAATTTTAAGATATATCTTTAAATATCTAGTTAGTAAAGAAGAACTTCTTGCGAGAATCAAAAAGGAATTTAAGACTTATCCGAATTTTCAGGGGGCTATTTAAATGAAGATTAGAACCGGATTTGTTTCTAACTCGTCTTCATCTTCATTTATTGTAAAGTTTAAAGATATCAAAGGTGAAGATGGAGAATTATATCTATTTACCGAAGACGAGGGCGGTGACAATCGGAAATTAGATTATCAATTACTTAGAAAATTTGGAGGCATCATCGATGAAATGAAGGACCTTATATATTTTGAAAATGACCCTATAATTCTCCAAAGAAAACTAGCTAAATTAGCAGATAGTTTCACAGCAAAAGTTTTGTAGGGATAAGATTAAATAGTATTGAAGGAGATTCCAAATTATGAAGCGCGTTCGAACTCCAGAATACAATTACGATTTCAACCCAGAAACGGGTATGTTTCGTAGATGGGGGTCTTATAAGAAAGATGATCCCCTTTATTCTCCAATCGGCCCAGAAATCGCAGATATAGAAATTTCAACAATTTGTCATGGGATCAATGGAATCCCATGTCCTCATTGTTACAAATCTAATTCTGGAATTGGGTCAAATATGAGTCTTGAAACTTTCAAGATAGTGTTTTCTAAATTGCCCAAAAACGTTACTCAGATTGCTTTTGGAATTGGGGATATTGATTCAAACCCTGAAATGATGAATATCTTTTGGTATTGCAGAAACAACGGGGTAATTCCAAATGTGACAGTTAACGGATGGAACATAACCGATGACTGGGCAGCCAAGCTTGCTGAGGTATGTGGAGCTGTAGCTGTATCAAGATATGATGACAAAAACGTATGCTATAATGCGGTTGAGAGGCTTACTTTTGCTGGTTTAAAACAAGTAAACATCCATCAGTTAGTATCAAAGGAAACATATACTAATTGTCTGGAAACCATCAAAGATATAAAAACCGACCAGAGACTTAGAACCTTAAATGCTATTGTATTTTTGTCTCTTAAGAAGAAGGGACGCGGGGAGGGATACAACACTCTTGAACAAGATAAATTTAATAGTTTGATGGAGAATTGTTTTAATAGTCAAATAAGATTTGGATTTGATAGCTGTAGCGCTCATAAGGTTATTACCTTTATAGAAGAACATCCAGAATGGAATCAAGGCAACATAATACAAATGATAGAGCCTTGTGAGTCAACGCTATTTAGCATCTACATCAATGTAAACGGAAGAGCCTTTCCATGTTCGTTTTGCGAAGGTCTTTTTACGGGATGCAATATTCCATCTCTCCAAGATAGAGAATCTTTTTTATCAGAGATTTGGTATGATAGTTGTCACTATTTCAGAAAGGAACTTCTAAAGCGGGAGAGAAAATGCCCGATTTATGAGGTTTAATCTTTTTTTCTGTTTAAAGGAGGATAATATGAAGATATCATGGAAAAAATTGTTGCGAGTTTTAAATAAAATAGAAAAATATTTTCCCGAATCAGAAGGAAATGAAATTATTTTAGAGTGGGAAAATGATCCAGAAGACGGAAGTTTAAATCTTACAATTTATATAGAGAATGATGTAAATAAAATCAATATCAACAGATCGTCTCTTAATAAATTTGACGAAGAATACTGGTTTGATGCTAGTATAGATTTCTCCTCTACTCCATTGTGTATAACTCTATCCTGGAGATAGAATAACTACTTATACTAAGGGCCTCTATTTAAGAGGCGTTGGATTTACTACCAAATAATTAGGACAACATGGCGAGAGACCATGTAATTAAGGAACAACTTAATTTCGTAGACCAACATACGAATCTCTCTTCATTTTTAATAAAATTCAGGTGAAAGCTTGCATGATAAAATATTATAAAGCTGTTAGATTTAAGAAATATTATGCTTTTGATAGTGATATCCTCGGAAATTACGGCGTTGGATATTCAAAAGAAGAAGCAAGAGAAAATCTGATCTATAGGCAAGAGATTAAAGATAATGTTTTAAAGGATTTGAATAATTATAATATATTCTCTCAAGAAAAGAGAGAATACATTTCTGGACTGATCTCTAGAAATTGGAAAGAAATATTAAAAGCAATAGGAGAGAAAAAATGTTAAAACTTAAAGATGTAATATGGGAAACTACATTAAAGTGCAATAAAAATTGCGAATATTGCGGCTCAAAGGGCGTTTTAAGGCCACAAAATCCTTCTCATGAACACTTGATTTCTATAGCAAAAGAAATCGCCAATTACGGAGTTGAGGTAGTAACGTTAAGCGGAGGAGAACCTGGTTTACTTGATGATCTAAGTCTTTTTGAGATTATAGACTGTCTTAAAAATGGAGGATGCAGTGTTAGAGTTATTACTAATGGCACTTTATTCAGTAAACCTAAAGAACTACTTGATAAATTTGACATAATTGGCTTATCAATAAACACCCCTGCTGACTATCACGCCCTGTGTTATGTTTGTCGGTATGACGCAGTAATGGTCACAAATTTTGGGACACATAATATTTGGAACTTCGACGAATTAGCAGAGATAGCTCGAAAGTTTAGATCCTGGCAAATTCAGCTAACAACTGGTAATTCATTTATGTTAAATCCTGAAGGGATTAAGTATCTTAGAAAAAAAATTAGATATCTCGTAGGAGTCAAATACATATTAGCTGATAACCTACAGGATGAACATGTATGCTCTGCCGGGATAAATTCCTGCGGAATTACCTCAAATGGAGATGTTATTCCTTGCTTAAGCGAAAGAGCTTGGGGAACCATTGATAAAGAATCGATACAGGGTAATATTTTCGATAATTCTTTAAAGGATATTTGGGAGTCGAGCTTTAACGAAATTCGATTTTCAGCAAATACGTGGAAGAGGTCATGCCGGAATTGTGTCAAGTATCCTGCAATCGATAACCTGACACCCACTGTGGCACCAATAGGAACGGAGGTCCCTCAACGCCCAAGGTCCAGGGCCTCAAAGAGCTCTCATCGGAACGGAAACGTATATTCCTATGGCGTCACAGATTGGAACGTTGTCGGATTGAATGATTATAAAAACGAGAGTAGAAAATAGGAGGACAAAAATGTCTATTTCGAACGATCTTGAGAAACTATCAACACTGAGCCCAGAATTGTTTGATGAGATTAAGAATTCAAAGATTGTAAATCTTGCTCGTCCCAGAAATCAAGCTTTAGATCACTTGCAAGGATGCCTCTTGAGGGCGATAGCGAAAGAATTTCCGTGTTTCGAAATTCATGGATATAAAGACAACTATAACAATGACTTCAAAGTCGAAATTGTCACGCCCTACTATCAATGGATTGGAATAAACAAAGAGTTCTCCGGAGCAATATTATCTGCATATTTAACTATGTTAAAAAGTCGAAGTAGATAAGTATAAATACTATTAACATCTTTTTAAAAGTATATCCCATTCTAAGGAATGTAAAGGATGTGTTTTATGGCAAGTTTAAATGGTTTTTCTGTAAAAGTTCCGGAATGTAATGCAGAGAACAACGATGGTTATGTTGTAATTCAACATGGACAGATTTATTCCTTGAAGCTCTCTAATCATCATCTGGAAAATGGACACGGAAAGGCGTGTGATGCTGAGGTTTATTTGGATTCTGAATTTATCGGCTCTTATAGAATCCCATATGGTCAAACAAGGATCATTGAAAGGCCAGTAAATTCGAATCAGCGATTTACTGCATATAAAATAGGTTCAAAAGAGGCTAAAATTGCTGAGATAAGGAATAATTCATCAATGGGATTAATTTGTGTAATTTTTAGACCTGGAACTAAAAATATTAAATATAATGAAATTGATCCAATTTTTGTTCCCAAACAACCCAAACAACCTCCAGAATATCC